GGGCGCGGCAAGAAGAGAAATTCATGGCATGGCCAGCTATCCAGCCGGACATTGAGCGTTTGCGTGATCAGCGCGCGCCACATGTGCCCTTCCGCCCGCTCGCGCGCCGCCATAATCAGCGCCTCGATTAGCGCATCATCCTCGTCATAATCGACGCGTAGGTGTAATTTTGCTTCGGTTAGAGTAATCGGCTCTTCTGCTGGCTGAACCGTTACAGATGGCGCTTTTGTTATGATTTCTCGCATTACTCGTTAGTCTCATTAATCATCGTGATTGCGCCAGATCACGGTCGCATTCGTGGCCGCGGCACTGGTTGGCATTAGGATGGAACCGGTATTCCATCGGGCGGCGTGGTTGTGACACGGATAAAGTCGAACTCTACCGCCGATGCGCCCGCCGTGTCGGCTATACTGGCTATTTTTACGTACAATGATGCCTCTGTTCCGTCGCTACGCTCTATGACTAATTCCCAGGTCGCACCATTCAAAAAGTAGAGAATCGCGCCAGCAGCCTTTAGCACAATGGCGTACTCTGCCCACACTTCATTGGCTGGCCAAGAATGCGCGAGATTTGTATTGTTCAGGTCGCCCGCAATGAAGCGCACTACTGTCGCTGCGCCCTGTGCGCGCAGCTGCGCTTGCCCGCTGCCCGCTGGCGGCTTGGTGCTGGACTCGTCCAACGTTACATGGAATTGGCCCGTAGCGTGCGTATACCTGGCCCGAAAGTGCAGCGTCACCCCTGTGGCGCGGGTGATAGGTCCGTAGCGTAGCCACGGGTTGTTGGCGTTGTCGAGCGTGTGCTTAGCCCAGGCCAGCACGCCGCCAGCGATTGACATTTTGTCTTCGGGATCGCCACCCGCCCCACGCGTCCCCGGCCCCGGCGTTGCCGCCGTGCCAGGCACATCACCCGCGGCGACGGTATCCGTAAACTCGTCGCGGATCAGGAAACGAGCCCCCGCCCCATAAATAGCGCTCTCCCAAACGGATAGCCCCACGCCGATCATCAATACACCGCCACAATGTCGTCTGCAGTCGTATTGGTTGCATACACACGCACCGCGCGGATCGGATGCCACCCCACGGGCAGATTTGGGAAGGTCACGCTGCTGGCATCGTCCACTAGTTTTACCACTAGATCGCCCGCTGTTCCCACATAGAGCGCGCGCGGCACCTCGGACAGATCCGCGCTATCGTTGGGCGTCACCGCTGCGGCCCGCCTTGCTGGGGCGTCCAAACTGGCCTGATGAGAGGAAAAGCTATCTGTTGCCATTGGTTACCTGCTTTTTGGTCTTTCGCTGCGTATTGCCCTGCTGCGGCGCTACCGCCTTTTCGACGACTAGATCAACCGTCGCTACGGTGCGCCCGCCCGCGTCAATGCCGCCCACCAGTTCGGCGGCCTCTGCCGCCACCAAATCGGCGGCCTCCTGGTCACTCACAGCAAGCGGTTTCATGCCCGGGTGACGCACGCCTTCCGGCCCTGCCATTATTTTCAACATTCGTACTAGTTTCATGCTGCCCCCTCGGGCGGGCGACCATGGTCGCCCGCCCCGGCTCATTAACTGCTGGCCGCGATGCCCGCGCCCTCAAGCGCAGCAATCACGGCGTTCATTTTCGTAACCAATGTGTTGACCTTTGCGGCCACCTCGCGCACGGCGGCGGCGTTGCTGGTCGCGTCTGGCGATGTCAGATCCGGCAAATCGCCGTTGTTGGTGCCGCCAATCACGCCGCCGTTTTCGGTCAGCGCCGTGGCGTCGGCAATGTTGGCGGCCTGGCTGCCGCTGGCCGTGATTGACCCGCCACTGAGTCGCAATTCGCCGCCCGTGGCAATCTCCAGCACGTCGCCGCCCTGAAGAGTCCTTACTTTTGTGTTGTAACTCATTTTGGCCCCCTGGCTCGTTTGGCCGCAGCTACTGCCAACGGTCGGCAGTAGCTGCGGCGTCTCTCTGCAACTATTCGCCCGCTGCTATTACGCCTCTGCCGGGCTGGCCACTACGGCAGAATCAGCCACATCGGCAGCCGCCTGGCTTACCGGCTGTTTGATGCCACCATAAAGAATGGCCACACATTCGCCATAGGCAATATTGGCCGTGGCGCTGGTGCGGTTGGCGCGCACATAGCGCTCGCGCGGGCGGTACACGTCCACCAGCAGCAATTTACCGTTCAGATCATCGTTGGCGGCGCTGGTGGCGGACGCTGCAGCGCCAGACAGGGCGGCCATACCCGTACCGCTGTTGGCGGTATTCTGCTCGATGGTCATAGTCGCCACGCCGGTGTCTACGCTGTCTGTAATGGTGGTCCAAAAAAGCACCCCTTCATATCCCTGCGTATCCACAATGGCGCTATCGTTGTCGATACTCGATCCAGCGCTTACGGCGGCGGCCACGTAATCGAATTTGATGTTGTTTAGCAAGTTCTGCATTTTCGTCTCCTAAAATCAGAGTCGACCCGCGTCGACTCTGGTGATAATCAAAAGAGCGGCGCTTAGGCCAGCTTGACGCGGGCGAATGCCTCCGGTAACGTGGGCTGTCCGTCCGACTCCAGGCGGCCAATAATGCCGACTTGGTTCGTTTCTGCGTACAGCTCCACCAGCCGCTGCATACTCATGCTCAGTGAGTCGGCAATCCAATAGGTGGAGAAGTCGCCCACCGCGCCCACGTATTGGCCCGTGGCGAATGTGCTTGGCGCATATTCGCTCATAGCCGCAGGTAGACCCAACAGGCGGTCCGGCTCACCGTCGCGCACAGATTCGCGCCACAAATATTGGCCGTCGCCGTCTTTGAGCTTGATGACCATTTTGTAAAAATCGCGATGCGCCATCCAGCGCGCCCGCGCCCAATACTGCATTTTTAGCGCGTACTTGGCATTGATGAGCCCATCCACCGTAACCGCCGTGGTCGTGTTGTCGGTGGATACGTCGCGGCTGGTGGGGATACCGTCCGTGTGGGCGGTAAAAATGCCCAGCGGCTGGCCTGCCCCGCTGCCAGTTAGGTAGGCTTTTTCTTCGGTAATGCCAAATTTGTAGACCAGCCGCCCGCGTACAAGCGACTCGCTATTCGGGACCTTGCGGATTAGCGTGTTGCTGATTTTGATGCGTTTCGCCAGCGGGTGCGGATGCAGGGCGCGGCGGCCAAAATTCATGGTGCCGTCTTCGCTACCCGTTTGCAGTTCGGTTGTCCAATCCGCGTCTGCCGGGTCATTCTCAAGCGTTGGCACGCCCAGCGATTGCGCATTGGGAACCGCAAACACGGTGGCCCACTGGCGCATATATACGGCGTCGTCAAGCCCCTTCAGGAGCTGGTCAACCATCTGCATGGGCGCCACCAGATAACCGCCCTGTGTATCCACGTCCACCTGCAGCGCGCGTACCTCGCTGCCGATTGCCTCGCCGCGCAAATAGCGATTAAAGGCGCCGACATACTCGGGCGTAGCGGTGCGCAGCAGGGCGCGCCATTCGGGCTGCTCCTGCCAACCATTTTCAACGGCGCGCATACCGCGCGAGCGCCATTCAATGTTGGCGACGTTCTCGCGCTGATTGTCGGTATACGGGCGGTTGCCCGTCTCGCCGCCCGCCTCCATTTCGGCGGTCATCATGCGCTCTTCGCGCTCGATAGACTCGCGCACCTTGTCGGCGTCGGTCATCATGGCGTCCCAGCGCTGCTGCTCCTCTGCGGAGTAGTCACGGTTTTCGCTCTGGATCTGGTCGTTGAGCGCCCGCGCGTCGGCAATCAGTTTTGAGCGCTTTTGGCGTAGCTCAATAATTCGTTTAGACATTGTTACGATCTCCCATTCCCATATAGAGTAAATCCAAAATCTTTCTATGCCGCGCCCAGCGCGCCCGCGCCTGGCTCAGCGTGTCAACTGCGTTGCTGGACGCCCGTCTCAGCTCCGCAGGGATTGCAACAATAAGACCAAATGATTCATCAAAAACATTATCTGCCAGGGGCAGCCCGCGCGCTTGCACCACTGTCTGAGGGTAAGCGGCAAACGTTACCGGGCTGATTTCAATTAACTTTCCCCTGTTCACGCGCCTGACGATTGTCCCATCCTCCGCCTCTCGCCATTCGTCGCCATATGGATGCACAGAGAATCCAATGGATACCTGATCCACATCCCCGCGCCGCACGCTAGTCAACGCGTCCCGCCCCACCTGCGTATCCGGCGGGTAAACCCTGAATCCCACGCCGTAATCGTCATCATACACGGTTAGCGTGCGGTTTTTCTTGCGGCCCAACACCTGCGCCGTGTCATGCTGCCAAAGAGATCGGATATCGTCGCTGCCAATGCTTTCGGCAAATGCCCCGCGCGCCATCTCTTCCTTGAATCCCCACAACATCACGCTCAATTGCTCGTATGGCACAGCGTAGCCTTCGAGATAGGAGCCGTTGTCATCTTCGCCCGCGCGGATCTCGTCAGTTTTCCAGAATCGTCGCTCAAAATCCATAGTATGCCCCTGCAATTTTTATTATAGCCATTCTTACGCCGCCACCACTACGCAATCACAGCCGCCATGCAATGGCCCGTGGCGCGTGTTGCGCCGCACTAACATGGGCGCGCCACTGCCGCCGCTCACGCTCTCCCCAGCCTCTACAAAAAAGTTTTTGATGCCCGCCGTTTTGCCGTCAAGCGAGCGGCAGAACGGGCACGACTCCCCACGCGCCGCCCAGCGCAGCAGCTTGACGCCCACGACTCCATAAACAGCAATGGTGAGCGCGTTCATGGCCTCAAATGCTTGACCCAGCGCCACCTTTTGCGGCTGCGTTTCCTCCCAGCCCGTCAAGCGCTCCTCAATAAGCTCTGCGGGCTCTTCTTGCTCCTCTGCGGCAGTCTCAATCAGGGCGTTAATTTGCTTCTCGCTACTGGCCGCCCAGTGGGCGGCGAATTGCTGCAGATACTCATCCACAAACGCGCGCAGCTCCTCATTTAGCCCCGGGTCGTCTACGTCCAGTTCGTCAGAGACAGATCCAGTCACTTGCTCAGCGAGCGCCAACATGAGCGGTAAAAACGATTCTGTTAGTACGGCTGGAAACTCTGCGTAAAATTCGCTCAACCACTCACGAAACGAATCTAGCGAGCGTTTGCGCAGATGCGTTTTCACTGCCCGCCGCATGTCGTTGCTTTCGCGGCGCACTACGCGCGTGGCTACATCCTGATAGAGCCGCACATAGCTATTGGCCAGCCGCTGTCGACTGACGCGCGTTTGGCGGATGGCGTCGGGCTCTTCGTCACCCTCGGCTCGCGTCTCGCTGCGGTGCTCAATCCCGCAATCGCAGGCGGCGCGCTGCGCCTGGTCGGCCAGTGCGCCCGCTTCGGTGTCCACCGTTACCGGCGTACCGTCGCCGCCGGCTGGGACCATGTTGAGCGGTATTAAGTACACGTCGCCGCCCTCAATCGGATTCATGTTTTCCAGCGTCCGTATGTCGTTAGCGGATAGCCAGCCATTTTGGCGGCCTATGCTGTAAGCGCCGTAGCGGCTCTGTATGTCGCCGCGCAGTAAGCCGTTTACTAGATACTCAATAAAATATGTTTTCTGCTCGGCATCGGTCAGCAGGTCACGCGTTAGCGCTTGCTCGCTGCGCACCAGCCACGGCGCCAGCGTGTAAGTGACGAACTCCAACCCCTGCTCTTCAATGTTGCTGAAGGTGGCCCCGTCCATGTCGCCTATCATGTGCGGAGGCACACGGAACCAGCGCGCGACGTCGGAAACTTGGAACTTACGCGTCTGGATAAATTGCGCCTCTTCGGGCGGTATGCCGATGACGTTGTATTTTATGCCCTCTTCCAAAATTTTTATTCGGTGGGAATTGCTCAATCCCTGGTGCTCGTTGCTCCAGCTATCACGCAACCGATTCAGCGCCTGCTCGCTCAACCGGCCAGGATGCTCCAGCACCCCGCCAGGTCGCGCGCCGTTGCCGTAAAACCGCGCGCCGTGCTCCTCTGCCGCCAGCCCCAACCCTATCCCCTGCATGGCCAGGCGGATGACGCTGTACCCGGTAACACCGTTACCGCTCAACCCCCGCAGATGATGCACCTGGTACCATTGCAGAGTCTGATTACCCCCATCGGGAAGCGTGTAGTCGTAGCGCAGCCGTCCGCCGCGCCGCTCCACCGTCATTTTGTCCGGTCGCAGTGGCCACAAAGCCACGGGCTGGCCCGATTTTGACCACTCGATTTCAGCGTACCCGTTGCCCCAGGTGGCGGCGTGCCCTACCAGCGTTTCCCGAAACTCAAAGCTAGTCATTTCAGGATTGGGCGCTTCTTTCAGCAGCCTATAAATAGGGTGCTCCGTGGCGCGCTCTTTGGCGTCACCATTGCGCCGATAAGTAATCAAGGGCAGCATGGCCACACCTTCAGCCAGCACGCGCACGCACGCAAACACCGCCGACATAGTAAGCGCCGATTCTTCGGTCACATTGACGCCTGCGGCAGTTTCGCCCCAATTGCCGAACATTGACCAGGCGTTGTGTGATTTCGGGTGCGCGCGTGCGCTGAACAGTTTAGTTAGAATCGCCATTGTTTGATTCTTGCGCCGCCACAAACAGCGCTGCAATTAGTAATGTGGCCCCGACGAACCCCATAGCGACGGGCGTACCTAGCGCCATGTAGAGCGCCGTCGTCAGCAGCCCCAGCCCCACCAGCCCCATTACATCGGTCATACTAAGATTTTTCATATCACTATATCTCGCGAACGTTTTGCGAATCGTATATGCTTGGTGCATGGCGGATGGCCCGATCCAGCGCCATGATTAGCGCCACCATG